TTGGTAACTTCGTCTTTGCTCATTCCACTAACGATTTGTTGATTTCGCCTGTGCATATACCAACCACTTAATTCTAAAGATAAGTACAATGTTGGTATTTGCCATTCTTGTCGTATTTCATCGTTGGCAAAATCGTAACCAAGTGCTATATTCTGCGCCAAGGCAGTTTTATTTGCCCCAGTTGGACCGAAGATAGTGACTAACTCACCGGGATAGATATTACAATCCTTGTCAATGCCGAACATTTCTGATAGCGGTAACATTTTTCCTGTAAAATCTGATTCCAGTCTTTCTTCTAATTCGGACTGTAAGTCCTTTGATGTTTTAATATCCACAAGATAATCCTTATTTTTGTAATACACACATTTAGGATTGCACACTTTAGCTAAGAGCTCATCATGACAACCGTATTTATATCCGTAGTTATATGTAGATTCGACCTTATCTATAACTACTTGAGGATTTAACTGATTGTCATTCCAATGTAATAGTGCCGCTTTCGTTGCGTCTGAAGGGATGCCATTACGTCGGAAATGAGATGCTATACGTAGTAGCGTATGATTACGTGAGCCACTTGTTGGACCATCATTGTATATTTTCTGTATACATGGTACAACGTTACTTGGCTCATTAATCTTTTGCATACTCCTTACTTTTGGAACTTCTTTAACAATCCTATCTTCAAGAGATTTATCACCCCAGAGGTCGTTTACTCCGAAGTCTAATCTTCTTCCAGATGCTATATTAACGATGTTCGTAAAGTCGGTATTCAGTTCTTCTATAGTAAGAGGAACTTTGTATAACTCTGACTTAATGTTTAAAGTGTGTGGTAATCTTATTATGGATGTTCTTGTATAGACAGCTGGGTCTATTGTGAAACCTTCGAAGAGTTTAAGCATAGTGGCCTTAACTATAAAAGGCAAGTCAGGGCTTGGCGTGAAACCAAAGCATTCTGAACTAATATCTACATGGTAACCAGTGCCACTATAATATATAGCATAGTTACCTTGCTTTAAATTTAATTCATCACTTAGGTGCGCTACTATCATACGAGCCTCTTGTTGCGTATACTCGTCTGAATTTTGCCCACGGTCTATGTCTATGGGTACAGTATTAATATACCTTGTCCCAAGGAAGTTTTTTATTGTACCATTAGCCTTAATGAAAGCAAATGCTTCATCGTCGTATTGATACACACTGTGATACACAGCTTGTCCTTTTCCTTGTTCATAGACTATGTCCCAAACGTCTTCGATAGGTACGAGAGTCCCCCTTTTGGAGGGACTCCCGATTGCCATTTCAACAAACACTAAAAGCCTGTAGGCTCCCCTATCACTCCATTACTGGGTGATAAGATACCTGCACTGCTACCCGTGTTGCCTGTGACTTCCTTAATAAGGTTTTTAGACTTCATGAAATCTATATAACCTTGGAGGTCCTTTCTTCCGGCGGGTGTGTTTGGTGCTATCTTTGGAAATACAGTTGTATACGTCTTAGATGGGTCTTTACGACCTTGTTCCTTATACACGTATGCTATGTACTCCATAGACGGTTGTAGGGGATTAGTAATGTGATTCTGGTTAAGGTGTTGGATAATATCCAAGCTGTCACCATTGTCATTTACCATTTCTCCTTGCACATTGGGTCCACCTTCAAATCCGATGGTATCGAAAAGCCAATAAACTCTTTTCAACAATGTACATGTTTTAATGTTACCATTAGGTTCTCTATCGTAAGAACCCACAAGTTTCATTTCTTGTGGATATTTTGAATCTTCGATAGCGAGAGTTGCTACTAGGTATACGTCAGCCCAATCAAATCGGTCTGACCTGTCTTCCCAGTCTACAATCCCCATATTAACAAAGCCTAGGAATTTAGAACCACCATCACTGGCTTTTTCTAAATCCGCAGGTCTAAAACGAGTAGAACTCATTTACTTCTCCTTGTATTTTAGGATTTCATTAGATATTGCACTATACTCGAATGGGAGTATCTTTTGAGCAAGTGGTTTTAGTCGAGAACCGACTACACGCTCATCATACGCCTCAAAAGAGATGTAGTACTTACCATCTTCTTTAGATGCTGTCGTATAACCTATTACATCTGCTTTAGCGGCTAATGAGTATCCTAAACCCCTTGGTAACTCTGGTCCTAACTGTACTTTGCCATCCTGTAGCTGTGAGCTCTTAGAATGGCTTACTAGAATGAGGTTTCCCCCTTTCTTTTTCATTAGGTCTTGAAAACGTTTAATAATGTCTAGGTTCTTACGCCTAGCCTTACCCCAATCTGCTCCCCATTGACCTTCACCCATGGCAGTGATACCTAGTTCATGAATGACGGATTGTTCGACCCATCCATTCACTTCACCTATGGTATCAATAGCTATGGTGTCATACGGAAGTGTATCCCACTCTTTAACGACCCAATTATACACTTCAATCATAGAATAGACAGCCATTGGCTTTCCTTTGTCTTTTCCTGTACGTATATTGAAACCTCTTTCATCAGGCGGGACTACTTCACTAGATGCTACTCCATTCTTCATTACTTGCTTACCTTCGTGGAGTAGTGGTCTCACAGGAGCATTTAAGCTTGTAGCAGTTATAACATTAGCGTCATTAACGAAGTCTGAGCCAAGGTCTGTGTCAATCATTAACACTCCCTCAGCTCCTTTTGGACTCCATGAAGCAACAGCTGTAGTTTTACCTGTCTTAGGTTGCCCTATGATTAGATAGGTTAATCCGCTTGGCATTTGTGTCCAATCGGTTACTACTTTTCTTACTTGTATCATTCGATGTTTCCTTAATGTTCGGTGTTATTAATGTCCCAAACTTGACCATGTTTGGGTTCAGGCTGGACCAAATATAGTCATAGAAAGCAAGTCCCGCAACTATATTATACACTTGTGATAGCCCTAATGAAACAATATGATTCGTAGCAAATACTGTGTGTTTCATTGAGCATGGCGCTGGTGGTATCTCATGTGTTGGTACCCAAGTATCCATGTATGAATTTACTCTGGGTGTTGCTGTAACCATTTCTACTGATGTGGCTCCCATCCTTAGGTCTAGGAAAAAGTCTGGTTTTGGTTGACTCTTCCACTTATTATAGACTAAAAGTCTCGATTCCATGTTATCTGTACAAACAATCATCTTTGGTTCAACATTACTATCAGGTGAAAAATGACTATTAGGAAGGAACTCTTGCCAATCTTCAGAGTATCTCTGGAACAAACCTTGTGCCGCGTCTGCTTTTGCATTTCCAGATTCATCTAAAGGATAACAAGTTGTACTTAGGTTATGGTCTTCAATTTTATCTGAATCATATCCTAGTACCTTGCTCCATCCCATCATTGCTAATCCTTGTATTAAGAATGAGCCTATACCACCTAACCCTACCACACTTATAGTGCTTAAAGATTGAAGTGGTATTAAATCCTTATTTCTAAGGAATCTTGTTTTTATTTTCCTTCCCATTCAATAAACTCCTTTAGCATAAGATGTGCCTCTGCTGATGAGCCAAACATTGCTATGTCTTTAATTTTAGTTGCCTCTAGACAAAGTGTTTCTATTTGCTTTGCAATAAAATCATTTTTAACATCTTCTGTATGCTTAGTTCTTCGATAGTAAGACTCATATCCTTTTACAAGTTTTTCTATTTCTAAATTTGGCATATAGGAATTACTGTACATATTCTTTTCTTTTACTGTTTGATGAATTAGTTTTTTAAGTTCATTACTTGTAATTAATGTTATCTGCCCTTCTGCCATTCCTTTTAATATAACTTCCTTAGGATTAGCTTCTTTAGGCCCTGATGACTGTAATAAAACCATCTTCGCTCCTGTAATCTCATCAATTCTATTACAGAAATACTTCTTTTGTGGTACTGTCATACTCATGTATGTACTCCTTTTTTGGTTAATTTAAAATTGGGGGTATAATTATAAAAAAAGGGAGCAGTATCACAGTACGTACTCCCTTATTCTAAAGATAATGGGTATTGCGGCGGCGTTACTCGCTGTCGTAAGATAGGGATGCGACCATATCTCAGAGCAACAACACCCATTAATCTAAATATAACATCAACACATTGTTAATGTCAAGTATTAAAATGCTGTTCCTGTTCCTAAGCTATCCATAAATAAATATGGGTCTGTGTTAGGACAGTCCTTGCTAGCCTGTTCTATAAATTCATGGTAAGTCATAGTACCATCCATAAATTCTTGTGTCAGGGTAAGCATGTCAGCTTCTTCTTTAGGTGAGCTATCAGTTTGACGGTCCCAAGAGTATAACGGAGTTTTTTTTTTAGCTTCGTTAACTTCAGGAGTCTCAATCTTAGGTATAACTGTTCCGCGGTTATAGTTGTAACCAAAGTTGTTACTGGCTAAACTAATTTGATTATTAGACCCAACAAAAGCTAATTTTTCTTTAGCCTTTGCTTTTTCTATCTGTTTAGCTTCGTTTTTCCACTCTTTAGGAATATCGTAGGTTACTTCAGCCACTTCTACCTCACCATCAATAAGATTTGTATAACCAAACCTATCTTTGTATGCTAAAGCACAATCATACAACTTACTTGATGAAGCTACAACAGTTGAGAAGAATATTCCGTCTCCATTTGCCTGTTCTCTAGCTGTTTCTTTGTCTTTTCCAGATAGAAACGCTCCCATAGTATGATGACTGTGTATGAGTCCTAAGTAACAATCCTTTAAATCAGGAAATCTCTTATAGACTTTTGGTAGTAGTTTACCCATTTTATTTCCATCAATCTCTGTTTCAGTTCCATGACCCAAGTGTATTGGTTTAAAATAGACTAAAGATACAAGTTCTGGGAAACCTGTCTTTTTATCTGACTCTTCTATTTTATACCAAGCGGGCCCACTCCATTCTATTGACTTAAAACGTTCCAATAGGAATTTGATTTTGTTCTCCATTATCTGCGGTATTGATATTGTGAAGAGCGGGTTTGTTGATTCGTTTGCCACGTTTAATCCTCCTTATTAGTTGATTAGTGAAAATTACTTCATAGTTATCGAGCGTTTCGAAAGCTATGTGTTTTGATACGTTTTCGCTTATACTGCGGTTAGACTCAGGGTTGCTATCCATCCAATCATTGATAAATAACATTTTACGTTTGTAGTCTACGGCTGTTTTATTGCGATTACTCTCAATCCATTTTAATGGTTCTTCAGGATATCCGATTAGTTCTAGTGTCTTATTTATTAAAGCTAGGTAACAACTAAAAAGAGCATCAGACCTAAGATTATCAAGATAATAAATCATTGAATCAGTAACATCATTACTGGTTTTATATGAAATATTACGATAAACTTCTCTTCTGTTCATTTTTCGAGCAA